TGGACTTGATCTTCTCGGGCATGGTGTTCTACCTCGGTGGTGGATGGAACGTCGGTGGGAACGTTATGGAGATAGAGGGATGAATGCAAGCGGGCACAGGGAAATAGCATACGGTATGGATAGGGGGGTATAGACGCAAAGAACCCCTACCCGTGGGATGGGTAGGGGTTCTTTGACTCGCCAGGGGAAGCGATCTATTTGGGATTAGTCATCCATGGCTTCGGCGCCGGATTCCTCACCTTCGCTCATGCAGTCCCGGTCCTGGGGGGTATTGAGGGCGTTCACTCGACCCTGCGGCGGGTTGTAGCCATCGGGCATCGGACCAGTGAAATCGTTCCACATATCAGACATTGCCAGCCTCCTTGAAGACTCTCACGATGGACGAGAAAAGCTCATCCTTGATTCGATCCTGCGGACTGAGTTCATCATAAGGGACGAAGCACGGGTGGGTCTTCAGGTCCAAGTCCTTCTTCTCGCCGTACACCCATCCTTCGGCTTCCTTCTGCCGCATCCAGTTCTCATGCGATTCCCGTGGGGTCGCATCTGACCCAAGGTGGAAGACCACGCCATTCACGGCCGAGTCACGAATCCCCTGGTCTTCGTGGTCCCACTCCTGACACACAGGGATGGCGGGATCATTGAGAGCAACCTGAAGCGCACGGTTGGCTTCATGACAGATCCTCGCTATGTCTACAACTGCAATCATCTGTTCTCCTACTTATCGGCGTGCGGCTGCACGCTGGGTCGGGGCTTCGCCTTGCGTTCCTGCCTGTGCCTTCATTTCCTTCACCCGCTGGGACACCACCTGCCAGTTCGGGAAGGAATGCACCTCCAACACGGCTTCCTCATCAATCGCACCCATGGCGTACAGCGCATCGGCTTCCGCCACCCGCTGACCACGGGACTGAGAAGACGACTCGCCAGCGTCGATGAGCAACTGGAACCGCATCGGGGTAGAACCCTCGGGCGAGGGAAGGTAGAAGTGGTCGGACCGAAGTGCGATGGAGGTCTTCTCGCCAGATGGTCCGACTAGGCTCACCATCCTCGGGGTGTCGTAGAACTCCACGATCATCGCTGCCATCTTCTCGCCACCGGACCCGATAGCACGGGACAGGTTGCGGAGGGACTTGCGAATCCGCACGAAGGCAGCTTCCTGCACGGAGTCGATCACGCCCTGGGCGTTTCGCCCGGTCGGGGATGCACCACGCACGATTGCACTGAGGCCGGAGATCCGTTCCATCTCGGTGATGTAGAGCCGGATAATGTCCATCCCCATCTGCGGGTGCATCTGCGGCGGATTCATCCACTCGACCATGCCACCCTGTTGCACGGGAAGGCGCTGCCCAGGCTTGTCGGTGATGGCGGTACGGGACAGACCGGACCGTGCATCTTCCTTCAGGACCGGTGAACCGATGAGGTCGATGTTCTGTTCGATGCGGGCCAGAATCCGATTGATGGACCGCTGCAACGGAACCATGTCTTCAACAAGCGCATGGCCGTAGAACTCGCCAGTCTCAACAGGAACATAGCGGTCGTAGGGGTGCTGTCCGTGTGACCAGAGTTCGTCACCCATCTTGTCCATGAGAACCCGATTACCCGCCACCACGACGCATCGCCAGCCGTCATAGGTCCGCTTGCCTTCAACCTTCGGGGTCCGCAACCACGCTTCGATGAGCGTCACCCCAGGTTCATCCAAGGCGCCAATGCGATTCCCCTGACCGGGGTTGCCATAGGCCGAGAAGTTCGACCCGATCATCGCACCGGGGTTCGCCATGGCCTGGCCCCCGGTGTTGTGGAAGTCCAGCCGGTCCTTCGCCTTGTCAATGTCTTCGATGTAGGAGTCGGTGTTGAGCCGCTTCATGGCGCCGGGGAAGCGCCGTTCAAGTTCCTGCTTGGAGACGTTGCGAGCCTCGATGATGTAGTTCATGTTGGCGAACGACGTGGCATCGGGGTCGGGGTATACGGAGTACGGATCGCACCGGGTAAGCCGGCCATTGCCGAATCCACGATAGGCGCTCATGTCCCACACGGTCTTCAGGAATCCGATGCCATAGGTCAGACCATCCCACACCACCTTCTCGATCTCGGCGGCGGTCTGATCCACCTGCCACGACGACCGCATCACAGTTTTGAAATCCTGGGAGAGCGAGTCGGCAAACGAGTAGATCGGGTTCATCGGCTGGACCGAAGGCGTCACATCGAACGTCGGCTCCTGGTCCGTCATCCACGCAACAAGCGTGTCAAGCGTGGCGAAGATTTCGTTCACCCACGGCGAAGGAAGGTAGGAGGCTCGAGCAGCGTGGTAGCGATGCGTGTGGATGGCCCGGTAGTTGGCATCCCACTTCTGAAGCATCGGCCGACGCTTGTCACGGGCACGACGGAGAAGGGAGAGAACCTCGCCAACTAGTTCCATCTCCACATTCGCATCGAGGCGAGGAAGGCGGTCAAGTGGCGGGGGTGTCGGCTTGTTCGTAGTGGTAGGCGGCGGGCCGGGCAGGTAGCTCGGGCCACCACCACCGGGGCCGGCAGGGGGAGGGCCGCCAGGGGCAGCAGGGGGCGCACCAGGGCCAGCCTCGGGGGGCATCGGACCTGGCTGGGGCGGTAGGGGCATGCCCGGTGGCGGGGGGCCACCAGCAGGCACAGGGACGGGCTGGCGGGGCATGGTGGCTACCACAGCGGGCCTACTCACTCGGGGATCGGGATGGGGGGCAGACCTGCATCATGGCGTCGTGCTACGTCTTCTTCAAGACCTTCCCTCGTAACGCCCAAGGCTTCATGGTCACGCAAGTCGATGGGCTGGAAGTTGTGCTCGACGCCGAGGCGTTCGGTGGCTTCTTCGGACTTGCGCTTGAACACTTCCCGGAGATGATGTTCGCCGGAAACGTGCTGGCCGGCTGAGACATTGAAGTGGTCGGGCATGGGGAGAGTGAAGGGGAGGGGGGTGTAGACCCGACGAAGTTCACCACCCATGCACGCATCACAGGCCAGGGGCTTGCCGGCGAAGGTGGCCGAGAAGTTGGCGATGGAGGTGTTGATGGTGGTGGGGGTCTGACATTCGATGCAGCGGTATTCGTATTGAGGCATGAGCGGACTACCTTTCAAGCGGAGTGGAAACCCACCCAGCGACAAGGGTGCCGGGCAGGGTTGTGGAAACTAAACGGTGAGCAGCCAAACTTCCATAAGCAATCAAGCAAATGGGAGCACCACTATTCGCTTTACCTCTGGTCCCATCAGGGTAATGGAAATGCGGTCGGCCATGCAAAAACAAGATAGCTTCAGCGGCTTTCCACACAGTTTCCACGAACCATCGAGTTTCAGTCCTGGCAGGAACCAAAGCTATCCCGTTATTGTGGTTACCCATTTTTCGCAGCCACGATTCAGCTTCAGGGCCGAATGGTGGATTGCACCACACAAATCCTTCCCATTCAGCGGCTAGCCCATCCTCGGGTAAGACGATATGCCTTGCTGCGGTAGGCCATGGACGAGGCTCAGGAGCGGCGCATGGGTCTAAATCAAAATGCCCTAGGGCGTTTATGATGTTGGGCGGGGTAAGCCATACATCGGAAGCACCCCGATGTCCCCGCTGATGGCTGGACATTCCCATAATCTACCTTTCGTCGGGCCATGAAGCCCATGGCGGTTCAGGTTCTTCGTGGGCATGAGAATGAATGGTGATGGGTTGAGTGGGGGGCGGGGAGAAATCAGGCGCACCGGGAAGGATCAGTGACCCATCGACCGGGCCTTCCGGTGCAGCCAACACCGGCTCCATCACGTTCACGATAATAGCCTGAGCAAACGCCATCACGCAGTCATCGAACCCATCGGACTGTGAAGGACCGTACTCGCCATTGGAAAGCCTCACATACTCCTTCATTTCGTTGTAAAGGGTGGACGAGTGGATGATGACCGAACCGTCAATCACGAACCGCAACAGCCAGCCGATCATGAGGTTCTTCGTTTGGAGGGTGGTTGACCAGCCGTAGTTGGATGAGGTGGATGGGGAGGCGAGGGTGTCGGCTCGGGTGCGCTGATAGAGCTTCGGGTAGTTCTTTGCCAGGAGTGCCCCGATGGTGGAGTAGCCTGGGCCTTCGATTTCGGTGCTCACCAGGGCTAGGTTGAAGAACTTGCCGAGGTTGAACAGTTCATCGGCAAAGGTGATCGGGTCGATACGTGCCCGCCATTCCGCCACCTGCTCGAGCGTGCGCCGGTTGATGACCTGAATGCAGGCGAAGTCGCCTTGGGTGGTCTTCGTGGGGTCGCCGGCCACGATGTAGGTGCCAAGCTCGGGGTTCGGGTGAACCTTGCGGAACAAGGTGAGCGGGCCGTCGGAACGCTCGATGAACTCGACTCGGGCAGAGTTCTCTAGGAGTTGCCCCCGCTTGCCAGGCTCAGGCTTGTAGACGATGTTGAGCTTGGGGAGCGGGAAGATGTTGGTGCCCGATGCGATGAACGCTTCGGAGGGAGTGGACGGGTATTCCTGGTGGAACATCTGAAGGTCGTTCTGGACCTTGTTGCGGATAGCCCACCGCCGCCACCCCAGCCGGTCATCGCTAATACCAATCCGCTGTAGCACCTTTTCCTCGGCGTCGAGTTTGCCGAGGCTGTGGAAGGGCATGCCGATGGCCGAGGCCGTGTAGTTGGGGTGCCGGTGCCACGGGAAGAACAACGGTTGGAACTCGGTCTCACCCTGTTCGGCGGCTTCCCATTCGGTCTTGAACATGTTGGAACCGTTGGCCGTGGATTCCATGACGATGATGGTGCCGGGTGCCTCGGGGATGGTCTGGCGCAGACCGACGAAGGCTTCCTTCGGATCAGGCCAGAACCCGACTTCGGATGCATGCACGCCGTGAATGGTGGCTGACCGACCGACGCCTTTGTTGCCGGCCGTGGCGACGTGCATAGCCGATCCAGTCTGCACCCATTCGAGGTGGTTCTTCCCGGCGTAGCGGGTGTCGTATAGCTGCTTGAAGGGGTAGGTGTCCCAATAGCGTTGGGTCATCTTCAGCAGGTTTTGGGAGGCCGGGATTTCGTGGGCGATCACCATGGAGCGGTAGTTCATGATGGTGAAACACATGACGAACAGCATTGCTTCGGTCACGGTTGAAATGCCCAACTGGCGGGCTTTGAGGACGATGATGCGAATGCGGCCAGTGGTTTCGAGTTGGTGCCGTGCAGCATCGAGGTATTCGGTCTGCGCCCAATTTGGCCGGAAGCGGACAACCTGAAGCTGTTTGTTTTCGAGGATGGAAAGCTGCGATACCCGACGATGAAGATCCACTAGGTAGGACCGGACATGTCCGTAGGCAGATCGAGGGGCGTGGGCCGGAACGGCACCACGTTCCCATCACCCTCACCCTGGCTACCGTCAGTGGATGGGCCATTCCCACTATCCATCTTCCTTGGCCCTCCATCCCGTGAATCCCCATCCGGTCCCGTTCGGCCATTTCTCCCATCAACCTCCGCATCTCGGCCAGTTCGTCGGCCTTTTCTTCTTCGCCCAGGATCTTGATGAGGGCGGGGAGGGTGGTCTTCATGACTGCGGCTTTGGCGGATGGGGTGCCTGACCTCAGGGTCTTCTCCACCTCATCGAGTGACGAGTTGACGATGCGACTGATCCGGCTGCGGAGGATTTCGAGAGGGGTTACTTCGTCTGCCATGGTTCAAACCTCGGAGGGGTATCGGGCGATTCGAGGGCCGGTTCATCCTCGGCGGTATCTTCGTCGGGGCCGGACGTATCCTGCCTGACAAATCGAATGTCGAACATGGTGCCTGGGTAATCGGTGGTGAGCAGAGCATGGAACTTCCACTCAGGCGGGATGGCGATGGACAGGATCATTTCACCGTCCCGTTCATTGGTCCGCATGGCCTTGACGTACCCCTCGAACTGAATGGGGTGGGCCGGGTTGAGGAAGTCAACGTCACTCTTGTCAACGGCCACTAGCCTTCATCCTCCGTCGTGTTGGCGATGAGTTCCAAGTAGAGCATGTCGGGGTCTTCACCCTGTTCCGCTCGCCGGAGAACGTCCAAGATGGTTGCACCGTTGATTGCCCACCATTGTTCTGACGGCGTGGTCATTGGCTGATCCACGTCCAGACGAACCCGGCGACCAGCACCACTTCAGTCACCTGAAGCGTGTAGCGAAGAATCTCCTGTGCCATGTGCATTAGAACCGCTCCACTCCACCCTGGAACGGCCAGAACGGGTCATCGCCCATAGACACCCGGTTGGCCCCATCCATCGGATCGGGGTCAGGCAGCAGGGCATCGGTCGGATCGGGGTAATGCTCGGC